TTGACGCAATATTTACATCAGAACTGATTTCAAGTGTTCACGCGGAATATGAAGGAAGCACTAAGGGCGGCGGGATATGGGCGGTAATAGCCGGTACAGACCATGCCGCATTTGTTGAGTTTGGAACCGGAATTGTGGGACAGCAAAGTCCTTATCCTGGGAAATTGCCAGAGGGTGTTTCGTGGCAGTACGCAAGTGGAAAAACTATACATCAGATTTCAGATGGAAGATATGGATGGTTTTATCAGGACGACAATGGCAATTGGTGGTTTACAGAGGGAATGCCAAGCAGACCATTCATGTATCTGACCGCAAATGAGTTGCGTCAGATTGTTACACAGACAGCAAAGGAGGTGTTTGGATAATGGCAGGAAACCAGTGGGTATTTGACCTTGAAACAAACATTTTTTCCAATATTGTAACGATAGCCAAACCAAAACTCCAGAAGAAATACAAAAACATGAATTTTGACACTGCATTTACAACGGTTGAAAAGAACCTTGATAAAGGCCCTGTTTTCCCGACTATTTACATCCATGAGATGCCTGGGGTAGAAAAAGGACAGGTGTTAGATGGATCATCCATCAATGCAGTACAAGAAACGCTACAGATTGATGTGATCACAAACACAAGACAAAGTGATGCAAAAGGAATCCTTGCAATTGTTTCGGAGGCTTTCAAAAAAATGCAGTTTCAGATCATATCTATGCCGGAGTTTAAAAATGACAATGAAAAAAGATTCAGGAGCACAGCGAGGTTTCGCCGTGTGATTGGTTCAAATGAAAGGTTAATTTAAAAAAACACCGGACGTCAAATGGAAAGACGTTCGCTGACCGCACAAAGCTATGCGGTAGAAAGTGAGGTAAAAATGGCTTCAACAAGTTACTTAGCCCGTGTGATTTATAAAGAACACACAGACGGCGAGGAAGCAACGGATTTTACGGGAACATACAGGTTGATGCTTGCAGCGAAATCAATCCCTTCTCCGACTTCTGCTCCAAATACCGTTGAGAGCACGACTCTTGAAGATGATACGCAGACATTTGAGACAGGTATTAAAACCACAGATTCTAAGGAATTTACAGGAAACCTTATCAAAGAAGATTTTGACAGGCTTTTAAAGGTCGAGGGAAAGAAATGCGACATTATGCAGCTTTACGGTACCGATGGACTCGGCGGTGTAGCAAAGTCGTGTTATGTCGGGCAGATCACACCTACGGTCAATGACGTTGGTGGAACTGACGAAATTCTTGAAATGACAGCAACCGTTGTTCAGAACACGGCTCCAAAGTGGGTAACGGATGATTTTACAGTTGCATATAACGGGGACAAGACTTTTACTGTAACAAAAAAATCGTAGGTCAGTCACTTGAAAAATCCAAGGCTGTTGTGGCTGACGAAAATGTAGAAACAGCCGAATAATTATTAACATAGAATAGGGCGGTCTTCGGACTGCCCTTTCCCTATAAAGAGGGAGAAAGGGAAAGAATATGACAAAATTAAAGCTTGGAGAGAAAGAATTACAGATTAAATTCGGATATGAAGCAACAGTAAAAAGCGGAATTATTAAGAAGATCGCGGGTCTCGAGAAGAAGACAGATGATCTTGATGTTATTGACAGCATGCTTTTTCTTCTTCCGGAGTTAATTCTGGTAGGGGCTCAAAAGTTTTACAGCGACGAACTTGGCTATAATCCGGCAAATGAGGATGAGAAAGAAGAGAAAATGGGCGTTGTATACGCCATGTTAGATGATTACTTTGATTCTGATGATTCGGATGTTCAGGAGCTTTACAACAGCCTTTTAAGCGAATTGCTGGAAAACGGTTTTTTATCGAAGCTGCTCAATGCGGAGCGGAAGAAAACAGCGAAAACAAAGTAGCAGATAAGAAATCAGAAGATCTTACATGGGAACGATATTGCGCGGAAATCCGTCCGTTTTGGCTTTTAGTTACGAAAGGGTACGGATTTACTGTGCATGATATAGACGCGTCCTGTCCGGCTGATTTAAAGCCATATGCGGACGCTTACAACTTGGAGAAAAAGCAAAAAGACAATGATATGTGGACGTGGTTTGGAACGTATGGATTGTCAGCGGTATCGGTGGCAGTAGAACATTGCCTTGCCGGAAGAAAAGCAAGGTCAAAATATATAGAAAAACCTATTATCGGGCAGCAGAGTATCAACGGAAAAGAAATCACAGAAAAAGATATAAGAAAAGCAATCATAACAGAACAAATGTATATGGTGGCAGCAGAAAGAAAAGGGTTGCCAGAAACGATTATCAAATAAAACGTGGAATCAAATTATGAGTTGAGCCACACAAAGAAAGAAGAGGTGCCACATGAAAATTAAAGGTATTGATGTTTCCGGGTACAATGGAAATATTAACTGGTCAAAAGTAGCAGAGAACGGCGTTGAATTTGCCATTTTGAAAGTAATCCGAAAAGATTTGCAGCCGGACAAGTATTTTGAAGCAAACTGGACAGGAGCAACAGAAGCTGGCGTTCCGGTGCAGGGCGTATATAATTACAGCTACGCAACCAACGCAGAAAAAGCGCAGACCGATGCGCAAAGAGTGATCGAAGTTCTTGGCGGAAGAAATGTGATGGTATGGCTGGATGTAGAGGATAAGTGCCAGCAGAATATTGGCGATAAGATTGTCTCTATTATCAATGAATATCAGAAGATCATTGAAGCCGCAGGGTGCAAATTTGGTGTATACACGGGTCTGTCTTTTTACAACAGCTATATCAAGCCATATCTTGAGCATATTGATTGCCCGTTTTGGGTCGCAAGATACCCGTCCAGTACGCCTATGATGATTACGGCAGACGCACCGGAAGACAAGAAGCCTGATATTCTTCATGAACTTTACGGATGGCAATACAGTTCAAAGGGATTTGTAGCCGGTGTTTCCGGATGCGTCGATCTGAATGAACTGTATGTAGCGGTAGACACGGTAAATGTCATGCCGGATCCAGAAAATACACTTCATAAGGTTGGAGAGGAAATCACGGTTTCTTCTTACTACAAATCTTCCACGGCTGGTATTGGAGATGCGATCATCAAGTATGCTTCCGGAACGATTACACGAATCAAAGCGGGTACGCACAATCCATATTGCTTTTCAAAAAATGGAGTTGCAGTAGGTTGGTGCAACGATGGAGATATTCGATCAACGGATGCTTCTGTGCAGTCTACAGATAAAAAGACAACGTATACAGTACGACGCGGCGATACACTTTCAAAGATCGCAAAAGAAAACAATGTAACGGTTGCAAAATTGCAGAAAGATAACGGGATCAAGAACCCAAACAAAATTTATGTAGGGCAGAAAATTTTGATTCAGTAAAAAATCAAGGACGGTAAGGTGTCACAGCCTACCGTCTTTTTATTATGTGTAGAAAGTTGGTGCGGTCATGGCAGATATTGATGAATTACAGATAAAAATTAAGGCAGATTCTGCAAAAGCAAGTGATTCCATTGATAAACTTGCATCAAGTTTAGACAATCTCGGGAAAAGCCTATCATTTGATACCAGTAAACTGTCAAACATAGCATCTGGAATTAGAAGCATGTCTGACGCGGCAACAGGGTTTAAGGGTGCAAAATCAAAAGAAATTACATCACTTGCCACCGCATTAAACAAATTCTCAAATATAGACACATCATCTTTCTATGGTGTATCTGCGGCAATGAAAAATCTTGCTGCAGGAATGAAAGATACGAAAACGATTGATGCCAGCAGTATTTTAAATACGGCTTC